AAAAGTAAACCTATTGCTTCACCTAATTTTGGTACAAGTTCTAATAATCCCTCAAACCTATTAATTATGTTTTCTTTTACTAATTTTACGAAACCCATTATGGCTTCTTTTGGGTTTTCAAAAGCGCCTATAATTACTTCGCCTAAACTCGCAAACACATCTAAAACTTGATCAACAACAGCACCAATAACTGCCATAATCTTTTTAAACTTCTTTTGCCCTTCCTCTGATCGTTTAAATGCTTGTACAACTGCTAAAATACCAATTGCCAATGCACCAATACCACTACCAATAATTGCAACTTTTAATAAATTGAAACCTTTTGTAGCACCTTTAAGTGTTTTAACTAAACCACCAACTTGACTGAATAGACCACCCGTTGCTTTGTCAGCGATTTTTGTTTGTGCAGAATAATCGGCTTGTCCTTTAGTTGCATTTTTAACTACTTCATTTGCTTTACCTCTTGCTTTAGTTAGGTCTTTAACTGCAAATTTTTGTTCTTTAATAAGTTCTTTTTGTTTGGCAATCTCATCACGAAGTTTTTTCTGTTGTGCAAGGTTATTCTTAGGGACTGCTTTAAGTTGTTTTTCCAACTCAAACAATTCCTTTTCCCAATCATCTGTAAGGTCTTTTGCTTCTTGTAATTCTTTATTTAAAAATTCAAGTTGCTTTTGTGCATCGCCTAAATTGAGGTCTACATTTATTGTTTTTTCAATTGCCATAATTCTTTCAATTCTTTATAACCCTCTTTTATTGTGGTTGGTAGTTTATTTTTCCCTCTTGCTATTGCAACGTATTCACTATCACTTTTAAAATCGTACTTTAAAGCACTAATAATATCTCCAATCATTTTAAACAAGTTTTTTTACCCATAGTTTTAACTAAATCGTAATATTTGGAATTAGATTTCTTTCTGTCTATATCTATATTAACGAAATATGGTAGTTTATTTGTAAAATCTTGCTTCATAAATAAATTTTTATTTGATCGGGTTACTCCTGCGTTGTGATAAATTAAATTTTTATGCCATTTATTAATCGGACAAGTTGCCCAAGTAAATTCTAACATTTTATTCGTTTTGGTTTGGTGTCCTAATTTCCAAGCAGTAAATAATAATGCCCACATATCAGCGCACCAAATTTGTAGTGCGTGGTGTTTTGGATCGTCTTTTATTTTTTGTTGGTTTAATTCTGTCAATTCAGTAAATAATTGCTCACTTAAAATATAAACCTTTTGCCAAAATACCCAATCTACATTCTTCATTATAGTTTGAGCACCACCACAATTCATCATATTTTTTTTGAATAAATTTTCCTCTATGTTTGCCACCTCTAACATTTTTTGCAAAACGTCGTCCCCTTTAGATTTAACGTATTTATAGTTCAAATAATTATTGGTGTCTGATTGATACCAAATCTCATCTTTCTTAAAAATATTTAACTCGGGTTTCCTTGTAAACAAAATATCGCAATCGTGATAAAAAATAGTTTTGTATTTCAATTGCCAATTCTTTTGGAAATATTTCATTAATATAAATGGTCTTATAGATGAAATGTATTTAGTTTTTGGTCTAATATCCTTTATAAAACCAAAATTGACTTTATTGTATTTAACTTTTAATTTAAAAAAATCTCTACTTACGTTATTACCTTTATATCCTACTACAATATGTATTTTATCTTGATCAATTCCTTTTTCTATGAAATTTTCCAACATAACCTCTACTTGCCAAGCAAAATATAAACTATCGGGTTGAGCGCTTAAATATATCATATTAATTTAAAGTTGGTGCAGGTGTAAATAACTCAAAACTTCCTTGTGCATAAGCAGGAGGGTTTTGTGGGTGTGTGGTCATTTCTAATTCAATAGTTATATCGTACATTCCGTCGTCCCCGTTTGCTGTGTCTAACAATATTTCTAATTCCTTTGTGTCTATTGATCCAAACCCACCATATGGTCCGTCCACTTCGATTGATCCTTGTTGATATAAAGATCCGTTTTTAATTAGGGTATAAGATACTTTTGCCCAACTAAAACCCGTTGATCCAACTATAACTCCGTCACTATGCACCCTTATTTTACAAAATTGAGCACCACTAATAACCTCGAACGACCTTGTTTCAGTTTGAAATTGAGAGGTTAATTCGAAAAAGTCAGCATTAGAATTTGCAATAACGGGATAATCGTAACATTGTACTTCCATAGAGGCATTGCCATTATATGGATCGCAACCAAATGGGTTTTGATTTACATTTAAATTCCAATTATAAGTTTTAATATTACCACCTAATTGTTCTCCTGCTAAATAATAAACATATTCCTTATATCCGTCATTACCGATTTGTGATCCAAAAATATTATCGAATGAAGCGGCAAAACCTTGCGTTGCTTGTGGTATAGGAAATTGGCTTGGATTACTATGTCCTAAAATTAAAGTGGTTGTAGCGCCTCTTGTCATATTAAAATTACCAAGACACAAATTACAACTTGGACTTTCGTCACCTACACCAATATCTATCGTTAATTTAGCGAATTTATTTGGGTATAAATCAAACGATCCACTATCAAATCTTTCAGCAGAGTTCCACATAACAAAACCAAATGCTGTACCCGTTAAGCAGGTTGTTGTGGTCGGTGGTATTGTTGTGGTGGTTATTCCTAAACAATCATTACAATCAGCATAACCCGAAGTATCGAAATAATAATTAGGGGTTGGTTGTCCCGTAGCAATTGCAACAATTGTAGCACATACTTCTACACCATTAAAATCGAAAGATATTATTTCACCAATTTCAGAAGTAGTATAAGACCAAACAATATAATTTATTTTCTCTATACAATCATCTGCAATATAATAGTATTTTGGTGGCTCTGTTGTAGTTGTTGTCGTAATATTTCCTTGACAAGTAACACAATCAATAAATTCTTGTGCTATCGTTACTTGACCTTGTGCGCCCGTTGGTTGTAAAACTTCCCAACAACCTCCTACCTCATTCAATGAAACTATTTGACCAATGGTTAGTTCGCTGTTGCTTTGTAAAGCTATTGGATCACCCGTTTGGTTACAATTAGCATCTAACTCTATTATCCTATAATTAAATGTAGGTGGTAAAGTGGTTGTAGTTGTACTTGTCGTGGTTGTGGTCGTTGTTGTAGTTGTAGTGGTTGTTGTGGTTGTTATGGGTATCGCATTATTAATATCTAAATCGAAAAGGTTTATAAGTTCAATTGATGCTTGTCCCGTTTGTAGATTAGCATTTATGGAATTTATATGGTATTCTCGATCACGGACTAATATTTTGTCCATTAAACCAAATTGTAAAAGAAATTTAAGAGGTAATTGTGCTTTAAATTTAAATAATCTATTTCTTGGATCAAATACTGATCTAATATAATTAATATAAAACTTTTGGAATAGGCTGTTATTTACACCATTATAATCTGTAAAAGTAAAACTATTAACCTCTGATCCAAAATTAATGTTAAATGGTGGTGCTACTGCACTTGTTCCCATTTCATTTGCATTACTTGGCATCATTACGGTGCTTATAGAATATTGATTTCCCGGTACGATTGGGTCTCCCTCGGGTGGTCGAAAGGTATCAACCACATTTATTTTATTATTAGTAATATCCTCTTGATGAACGTAAAATAGCAAAGGAGATCCAAAAGCAGGATCAAGGTCATCTGTAATATAACTTCCGTGCTGTATATTAGTAAAACCACCCGTTGATGCACCACTCAATCTCTCAAATAGCATATTTTCAAAAGGTAATTCTATATTGTATTTCTGTTCCTTTGTAGCTGTTGCCGAGTATTTTAAATGTCCATATTTTCGGTTGTTTATCTCGCCAAATTCAGTTGCTAATATTGATTTACTTGGTTTGTATTTAAACTCAATATCTGTAAAAGGTAATGCTTCATTTACTTGGTGATCACTTGAATTTACTAAATCAGTAAGGTCAAATGTTTTAGTGCTTGACGCATAAAAATCATCTAATGGTAATACAACTATTTCGTCTGTTATGTCATCAACATAAGCAGTTAAATTAAACATCTTAAATAATCCCGTAAGAAAATCTATAACCTTAATTTTTGGCACTTGTTGAGTAGGCACAAAATCAGCCAATAAATCTATATTCGTTTGTATAGAGGTAAAATTTGAGTTGTAATTTCTTGTAATACCAAACTGATCCTCTTTTTGCCATTGTATACCAATTACTTGTTGGAACTCAAAATCATTTAGAGAACTACAAACACCATAAATACTAAAGGCATCAAATGTAGGTTGGAAAGTATAATCAGAAGTACCAAAATTAGCAAATTTTACACTTATAGTTTGAGTGCCTTGTACGTTTTGGACTTCAGATAAAGTGATTGATTGGTTAAAGTCATCAACAATACTTAAATTATAATTAGTATTGGTAAAATTACCACCTGGTATTATTGTAACACTAAAAATTACTTCCTCTGTATTTTGTATAGGCGCCCAAAACAAATTACCCGTACTATAAGACCAATTTCCATTTGCCCATTGACCCGTTGGGTTTTGAATTTCATTACAAGAGCCACCAATTAAACTAGAACAATTTTCGGGAAAACCCGTTAATTCTCTCCTACCCGGTCCTATTGCTTTTCCTTTTCTTCTATGACACCATAAATATAATTCCTCTATTGCAGGATTAGTAGAACTAAAAAAATCATTACTAAATACTATGTTTTTTCTAAAACCATTTGCAATGCTATATCTTTGTTCTATCGCCTTTATAATAACGGGTACTTTAATAGCATATTTTACATCTTCGGGAAAAACACCTCTACTATCGATTGTAGGATCGACACCACTACTATTCCAAGCTATGTTTGCAGGATTATCTAAATATTGAGTGTTATTAAAAATAAACCTTTGAGTATGACTAACTAAAGGAATACAAATTGCTCGAGTATAAGTTACTCCGTCTATAACAAATGAATTTCCTTGCTTTAAGGCTGTTAGTGTCCCCGTAAAACTTGAAGTAACACTAAAATTGTCTAACCAAGCGAGGTTATCAAGTTGTTCCTCTCTTAAAAAAGTTTTTAAATTGACGGTGTTTCCCGTAAAAGTAATGCTATAAAATTCGGGTATTCCGTTTTTAAGTTTAACATCATTTAATTTAATTACACCTTTCCTAAATGGTTGATAGTTAAGTTCTATTAACGCATCGGGTTTAAAATTTGAGTTAAAACCATTTATATCGGGATTATACCAATGCTTAAATAATTCATTGTTTTTTTTAGAAGCAGGTAATGTAAAAGGTTTGGTAAAATCAGTAAATATTTTTTCTATATTTCTTACATCTTGAATTTTGGCAGTAAGATTTACTATTTCATCATCGAATAAATCTACTTTGACGAATTTATCTTCTGCACTTAATCCCTCTTTTATGTATAGGATAAGTTCTTGCATCTATCTAATGTTATTTATTTGATCATAAGCAAACTCAAAATTAAGATCGTAATTTATTAGTTTCTCGTTCAAATGAGTTTTGTATTTAAAAGATTTGTCTGATAAATATACGGGACTTATTTCTGCCATTCCGTTTGTTAACCAAATTTGTTCTGATAAAAATAATTCTTCAAAAGCAGGATTAAGGCATTCCCCAACATAACCACTATTTAAAGTAATTGATTTGTTACCTTGTTTTAGTATTGTACGTTTTTGGTGTTCTGTCGTATCATAAGTAAAAGTGCTTTCGGTCAATAAATTCCTTTTAAATGTAGTGTCTTTGGTTTTTAATTGTTGTTTGCTGTTCTTAAACATATAAAGGTCTTGTATAGCACCAAATTTGTTTACAAAACTTAATTTAAATACCTCATATTTACATTCTGTAATCCTTTTAACTGATATGGTTGTCTGTGTTTGCAAATCGTTGCTTTCCACTACAATTGTATCGATCGCACCATAGTCTATTGCATCGAAAAAAGCATCAACGCAACTATTTCTTATAACTGATCCCTCTGTAATATTTTCTACTCTTGTGTAGTAATCTTGTTGATCAACACCATAACAAATTTCTTTAATTGCGTGAGAGCTTGTATCGTCAAAAGTTATTCCTACATTTTCAACCAATACCCCATTGTCATAAAATTTAACAGAATTAGTATTATATCCGTTTATTGGTACGCAGGTTTTGGTATTTGTTGGTATCTGTAAACATCTATTACTAATTAACAAATGTTCCATAGTAGGCAGATAATTCATTCCGTCTTGAAATTCAGTATATCCGTCTGATGCTATTTTGGTTTCGCCTAAACTATAAAGGGCAGTTCCATTTACATCAAAAATCGTATAATCATACCTTGTCCAAATCGCATAATCCTCTGTATAAGTTCCACTAAATGTTAATTTAAGATAATCCCGTGTTAAAGCACTTATTTCAAAAATTACAAAATCTTGGTTGTCTACACAAAATTTAGTTAAATTGTAATTATAAGTGGCAGGTGGGTTTGTTTCTGATCCTTGCCAAAACCTTAAACCAATTGCAACGTAATGAGCATTGGTTGTTGGCAAAGTTTTTATGTAATATGGACTTCTTAATTTTATTGTTGTACTGCTCATAGCTATCGTAAGTTATCTTCTAAATCTTGGGAATATGCAACCATAAGATCTAATTCAAATTGAGGGGTAAAATATTTATTATATGCTTTGGTAAAAAACATTGTTGGTTTTAGTCCTTGATGAAATATACTTTTAGCAATTGCAAAATTAATTCCTTTCCTTGACAAAAATCTTCCTTTACTATCTCTTGGTGCTATTCCTTTTCTGACTGACCACTTATCCAATTTTCTTGGTGGTGGCATTTTTGTTTTATAGGAATATGGACTATTTGGTGCTCTTTGTTCTCCTTGTTTGTCGGGGTTATTTTTGTATATCCCACTTGGATCAGCACCTTTAACACCTTTGTCTACAAAATCATAATAATCTGCCATTTCGATACTAAAACTCAAATTGTCATTTACTATGGTTGTTTCAGTCGCTTCAATGCTTTCACTTAAAGTTCCCGAAGCATTATGCTTTTCTAAGTTTTTTTTCATTTGAACAACCAACTCATTTTTAAATTGAGTGATCATTGCTAAAGTTCTCGGGTATGTATTTTTTTTTGCCATTATTTAGGGGAACAAATATCAAGATTATTGTTTACAAAAATATTGGCAGTATAAGACCAACCTGCTAATCTGTTTTCAAATCTATCGAAAAATGGCTCACAGCTTCCTGCGTTTTGAATTTCAAAAGCACCATTGTGTAAACTACCTCTGTATAAAAATTCGTTTAATTTATTTAAGACCGTAAGTGTATTATTTAAAACAAAATGCTCATTGTCATTGCCCATTAGTAAAGGATCACTTATTAAGTCATCATCTGCTTTAAATTCATTTACTATATCCATTGCCATTATAGTAACATTGTAATTTAGGACACCACTATCTCCACCCATATCCACAGAATTTATCATAATATGGACTAAAGGAAAAATAGTGCGTTTATTTAAATCTATTTCATTAATATCCCCCGTTGTGATCGTATTAACGTACACCATATTCTCAAGTGAATTTTGTAAGGTGGTAATTAACCTTAAATAATTTATAGCACCTGCGTTCTCTTGTTGATTAAAATTTGGCATTATTTAAATTTTTGTTTTATTAATTTGCTTTCTATTGTTGCTTTGTCTTTTTTAAATGCTAACATAGTTAAGCACTCATTCATTCCTAATTTAGTGATACTTTTAAATCGTCTAATATCTCCTTTAGCGAGTGAGTATATTGACTGATACCAACCCCATTTTGTTCCAAAGCCTTGCCTAATTCCGTGTTGTTGTCCGTCGTTGCTAAATAAGTCATCATATCTTTCGAGCAATCGATCCCTAAATGATAAAAAAAAACTATTGATCCAAATACTGCACTCAATGGCATCTGCCTCATTATGTCGTGATAATTATCCCCACGATAATCCTCTATAAGATATTTATGTCCTTTTTTCGCTGTTATAGGTCGGTATAAAACTGCCATTGCCACATTCATTTGTTCCCAATTACCAATATAAGTGTCTAAATCTACATACTCGCCAAAAGTCATATCATCTAACTTTGGTATAAAACCAAATTCTTGATCACCCATTTTAAAGGTATTTACCAATTGTGGTGTTTTTTCTAATGCGTTGTAAATTGTTTGGACTATTTCATCAACGTCCATAACTTTCATATTGTGCAACTCAATAAATGGAATATTACAAAATATCTCAATTATTTTCGCCTTAAAAAAATGCGTTTGTGTAGCGACTTCATCATTGGCTTCTATTAATTTTAGGTATTTTTGATATTGTTCTAATGTAATATCTGCCAATTCGGTCGGTATAGTGATTTTCATATCCATACTTAAATAACGTAATTTTAAATTTATTTTTAATTAAAGGAAATTTATTTTGCCTTTATAACTTAATTCTTTAATATATTGGTGTTCTAATTTAGGTTGATGCACCGATCCTCTCGGCTCATTATCTCCGTAATGGTGATCAAATTGGTCTAAATGCCAATCAAAACCTATTAGGTCTAATCTATCATATTGTTTTAGTAAAATATGTATTGCTAATAAACCCGTACTAAATGCCATATGTGGATAAGCAGGTAATTTCTTTTTTAATTCTAAACAATCCTTTCTTTTAATTGTTTTAATAGTTGGGTGGTGTTCTTTTATAGTCGCATAACAAGGCACTTTTGATTTGTCCCATTCCCACGAATGGAAATATACTTGATCATAACTTAATTGAGATTTTACTCGGTTGCAATTACAAGTAAACCAAATATCAGTCTTAGTACCAACATCACTTTCAAACCCCGTTATTTTGAAATTATTAAACCTAACCACTTTGTCGTAATCATTAATGGCTCTACCCTTGTTTTGACCAAGAATAGAACCACCATTACCTATGAGTACTATTTTACTTTTCACTTATAATCTTTAGCGATTTTTTTACCTAATTTATGCCATACCTCTCGATTATGTTTTTCTTCGTGTTCCATTTCTATGTGGGTCATTGCAATTAAACTTGGTAAGTCATTGTGTAGTTCCCTTGCACAAAAGGTGATCACTGATCCGTCTTGGGTTTCAATATAAACCTCTCCGTTTTGTCCACCCCACATTTGAGTAGTATAATGAACGTATAATTCTTTAGTTCGTCCCATTATTTATTGAGGTTTTTAAGTTTATAAGTACCATTATCAATTTTTTGCTGTGTTTGTTTAGTTGTTTCACATAAAAATTGGTTACGATATTTTGAAGTTGTTCTACTATAATCCCAATAATATTCATCTAAATAGGTTTTACCATTTTTGTGTTGATGCACGATAATTGAGTTGTAAGATTGGAAATAGACACCATTATTGGCGTATATTAAAAATTGGTTAGCAATTGAATTGCCTCTGTCGGAAATAAATTGTTCGCATTTTGTCATTTGGTAGTAATTTAATTGTTATTAATTATTAATGATATAAATTTATTAAAAATATTTTAAAAAGTCAACTATTCTATTAATTTATCTGAGATTAATCCTGCAAAACTTTGAGCAATAATCTGTTCTTTGTCTAATTGATCATTTGAAATAATACGTCCACAAAGTGGTATGCATTCAGTTTGTACCATAGTTCCTGCACGTAAGAAATGCTTTTTTATTTGCACATCATTTGGTAAAATTGTGTTGGCTCTACCATAGTAACCCATTACATCTCGATCGGGTTTTTCTAATGGTACTGATCCTATAAATTTTTTATTAAAATAAACGTCGAGTTGATACCCTACGTTCTTAAATGGGTGTGAGTGATTTGTCATTGTATATTAATTATGGTTGATACTATCATTTCTTCTTTATTAACTAACCATTTGTGAAATGGTGTATTAGTTGCTTCCTCGTATTCGCATAGTCGGATAGATCGTCTAACTTCTTTAAGTTCATCTACTAAATCGTGTAATTGAGTTCTCATATTAAATAAAGTTTTTAAATTTTTCAAGGTTAGAATTGAATGTGTTTCTGTTTTTTAATTCCTTTTTGATATTACAAAGCATTAAATGATTTTCAGTAGTAAAACATTCGTTTAATAGTAAAAAATATGTTTTGTTTAATTTTAATAAATCGCTGTAAGATAATTTAGATAAATCGTTCATTTTGGTATTTTTTTTATTGTTTAACATATGTAAATATACAAATAATCTACGTTATTAACAAAAGTTAATTAATCTATTCCCAAGTTTCTGCGACTAAATTCTCAATTTCTTGCAATTGATCATAAGATAATAAATCATAAATTTCAGTGCTTTCGATCCAAATGTTTTCAATCTCAAATTGATCGGGACTACCTGCATAATCGTAAGTTTGTGCTTCGCCTTTAGAATATGAGTATTGAACTGATATTTCTATTTCGTGATATTTTATTGTAGTTTCATATTGTTTCCACATAATGTAAAATTTAAATGGGGGTTTTGACACCCCCGTTAGTATTAGCAATTTTTATAAAGTTCGTTATGAGCATCAATAATTGATTGTTTCATAATTTTGTTGGTGTTTTCAAATGTTTCTTCAACATCACGTCCAAAATGATCTTTAATATATTTGTACCCAATTAATTTCATTTCAGAAATAGAAGATTGAACAAATTGACCAACTTGAAAGTGAAAATCTTTAGGAGATAATTGAGAGGTTTTCATTATCATTCTTGGGTTTCTGTATGATTTTACAGACCAAATGTAAATTTTCATTGGGTTTTTAAGAGTGAAGTTTTGATTTGCCATTGTTAAAATTTTTAATTGTTTATATTAATCAAATATAACACTTTTCTATGTTATAAACAAAAGTTAATAAAACTATCTTATGGCATAAGACCCATAGTTTGGTCTACCTAATTTATTCACTACACTATATCTCAATGCGTCAAGCGAGTGATTGAAAGCATCTATTGGTTTATTAGTCAATTGACCATTTTTGTCCTCAATGTATTTGTAATTCCTTAATTCTTTTATAGTGTTGATGCTGTTTTCTGTAACGTGCAAATTATATCTTCTGATCATATCAATTCCAATATTAATAGCACCTTTGTAGGTAGGTTTTGCATTGAAACCCATTCTGTGTATTTCCTCTATTGACTTTGGCTCTGCACTATCACAAAACACCTCATCTCGTCTATCTAATCCCAATCGTTTAAATTCATTGCCTATATCTTGGTTGGTCATTCCCGTTCTGTAAATAAGCTCGTTTA